GCTGTGAAGTGTTCGGCATGGGCCGCGATAGCGAAGCGCCCTCTGTTGGCATGCTGCTCCACGCGGGCTTCATGAAGCTGTCCCGCGCGATTGAGGAACACGGAGAATAATCATGGCTGCATTCATTGTCATTCTATCGATAGCTTTTGGCGGAGCGCATGGAAGGCTCGAAGCCAAACCCTGCGATGCAAAGACAGGGTGCCTGCATCCGAACTTCAAGTAATCCACCCGAAGGCAACAGGCGCCTATCAGCGCGCCGTCGCCAGTGAGGTTTAGTAATGGCAGAACGCGGTCAAAAGCCACGTTGTTATGTGTATCGGATCTTCGACGGCTTCGAGACGCTATATGTCGGAAAGGGTTCAGGCCGCCGCCTGAATGACCAGGCATCTCGCTTCAGGGCTCAAGGAGAAATCCTCGAAGAGTGCGAAGGTGACGACGAGGCTTTTGCCCGCGAGCGTCACTGGATCGCTCTCCTGCATCCGACAGCGAACAAGCTGGCCGGCGGCAATGGCGGCCGTTGTAGGCCTCGCCGCGTAAGGCTTGATCCGATGTTCGCCCTGATCGATCGGATTGGGAGCCGAAAGCTTGTCGCGCAGGAGCTGCTCAAGCGCATCAACGAAACAAACTGTGCGCTGTTCGGAAGGTCTGCGGCTGACGTAGCCGGGTGGCGCGCCGTAGCAACCGGACCGAGGTGCTGACATGGCAGCCCCAGCCGGCAATTCATTCTGGATGCAGCGCAGCTCGCACGGCCGGAAGCCCAAGTTCGAGAGCGCAGACATTCTGTGGGAAGCGTGCGTCGAGTATTTCCAGTGGGTCGAAGCCAATCCACTGCTGGAAGCTCAAGCTTTTGCATATCAGGGCACGGTCACTCTGAAAGAGTTGCCGAAGATGCGCGCCATGACATTGGCGGGACTCTGCATTTTTCTCGACGTGGATATGAAAACCTGGGCGGCTTATCGCATCCGCGAAGATTTTATCCCGATCACAACGCGCGTGGACGAGATCATTCGGACGCAGAAGTTCGAAGGTGCCGCCGCCGGCCTGTTGAACCCGAGCATCATCGCTCGCGATCTCGGTCTTTCGGAGAAGAACGAACATAGCGGACCTTCCGGCGGCCCGGTCGAGATGATCCACAAGATCGAGCGCACGATTGTCCGTCCTTCAAATCCCAACGGCTGAGGTATTCGAGCCGCTACTTGAGCCGGCCAGATACAAAGGCGCATGGGGTGGCCGCGGTTCGGGCAAGTCCCATTTCTTCGCTGGTCTTCTGATCGAGGACAGCCTTTCAAATCACGGGCTGCTGTCTGTCTGCATCCGTGAAGTCCAGAAGACCCTCAAGGATTCATCGAAGCGCCTTATCGAAGCCAAGCTGAAGCAATTCGAGTTAGGCGAGGCCGATGGCTTCAAGGTGTTCAACGAAGTGATCCAGACGCCGGGTGATGGCGCGATCATCTTCCAAGGCATGCAGGATCACACAGCGGAGTCGATCAAGTCGCTTGAGGGTTTCTCCCGCGCATGGTGCGAAGAGGCTCAATCGCTCAGCTCACGCTCGCTCACGCTTCTCAGGCCGACAATACGAGCGCCAGGCTCACAGCTCTGGTTCTCATGGAACGCAAGGCTGAGAACCGATCCTGTCGATGTGATGCTGAGGGGCGCTGAAAAGCCAACAGGGGCAAGCGTCGTCAAAGCCAACTGGCGCGACAATCCGTGGTTCACGGCCGAGCTGGAGCAAGAGCGTCTCGACTGTCTGCGCATGCAGGCGGATCAATACGATCACATCTGGGAAGGTGGCTATCTGACTGTCGCTGCCGGCGCCTATTACGCCAAGCATCTCGCGGATGCGAAGAACGAAGGGCGCATAGGCATTGTAGCCAAAGACCCGCTGCTCACGATCCGACTGTTCCCGGACATTGGCGGCACGGGCGCAAAGGCAGACGCATTCACGATATGGGCCGGGCAGTTCGTCGGCACGGAAATCAGGGCGCTCGATTATTACGAGGCCGTGGGTCAGCCGCTTGATGCGCATCTCGCATGGTTGCGATCACGCGGTTACACGCCGGATCGAGCGCAGTTCTGGCTACCGCATGACGGCGCAACGCAGGATCGTGTTTACGACGTGTCCTATGAGAGCGCACTGAAGGCTGCGGGCTACACGGTCACGGTTGTTCCCAATCAGGGCAAGGGCGCTGCGGCTGCTCGCATCGAAGCGGCAAGACGCAAGTTCCCGGCGGTGCGTTTCAACGAAGAGACCACGGAAGCCGGCCGGGCTGCTCTCGGCTGGTATCACGAAAAGCGAGATGAAGCGCGGAACATTGGCCTTGGCCCTGAGCATGATTGGGCGTCACACGGCGCTGATGCTTTCGGACTGATGTGCATCGTTCACGAAGACCAGGCGCTGCCGAAACCAAAACGCGACAGCATGAACTACGGCGCACGCGGCGGATGGATGGGAGGCTAAATGTGGCATCGCCTCCGGTTTATAGATCAGACGGAACGCTAGCGGACATCGTGCAGGGCCGTCGGCCCGTCCAAGGCGGTCGCAACTTCCTCGACGTGCTTCAGGGCGCTGATGAGGCTGTTCGTTATTACGGCGGGCCTCATGTCTATGGCGCGCTTGGCAAACTGGCGAATGCTGCATCCTATTTCTCGCCCGCCTCAGACGTAATTGACGCCGGGCAGAACTATCAGGGCGCAATCGAGTCCGCACAGGCGGGTGATGTTCCCGGAGCCGTGGCAAATGCAGGCTATGGGCTGCTGTCGAATATGGGCCTCTCTGAGCTTTCCAAGCCGGTGGCCGCGATGGCTGGGGCAATGGCTGGGGCGATGGCTGCTCGTCAGCCGCTAACGGATAACTACAGAAAGCCGCTCGATACCTACGCTCAAAGCGTATGGCGGGAAATGTCTCCAGACGATGCCTTGGCGGAATTTCCGGGCAGCAGAGTAACGATGTCCCATGGCCCCGGTGGTCCGCCCGAGCGGTTCTATGCCGACACGCCGGATCTTGCTCTAGGGCAGGGCATGAATCGCGGCGTCAGGATCGAATACGACCCAGCGATGCTTGAAGGAGTTGTCAACACGGCAAAGCCGACATGGCAGCAGTCATGGCAGTCTGGAATGGCCGAATACAAAGCGACCCCAAAGGCTGGGGCTGACTTGAGGCAGGGCGTTCGCGGCATCCAGATCGAGAAAGACGCCATCCCCCGTGGGGCCGATGGCGTGCTTCTGAGGCGTCAGATTGAGGCGCTAAAGAACGCGGGCTGGGAAGTCAGCGAAACCAAAGCGCGCTTCGAACTGAAGCGGCCTAGCACCAAATAAGGGATTCTTCTTCCGGCCAGCTAACCAGCGGGTCGAACACGGACATCGCCGTTGTCGGGCACCACGACATGGTTTTGGTGATCTCGCCCCACGTCTTGGCCTTGGCAAGTTGAGCGTAATCTTCGAAGGAATGAGTGAGCATTTTCGCCTCCGTTAAGGCGCCCAGAATCTCATACGCGGAATCCCCGCGCAAGCATTTTCAAGACGTGCCGAGAGATCGGCAGATAGTCAGGACAAGGTAGGGGGCTAAATGGCAAAGAAGACCGCCTCCGCTGAAAAGACCAAGGGATCGGATTCCGACAGCGATCTGCTGAAGGAAGCGCTCGATCGTTACACGCGTGGTTACGACAAGGACCGTTGCAACATCGATGCGGCGTATGAAGACCTTCAGTTCATGACGGGCAGGACCGAGGATCAATGGCCACCTGAGGCGATCAAAGCCCGTGAGGCTGAAGGCCGTCCGATCCTGACGACGCCGTTGGTCGCCAAGTTCTGCGCACAGGTCACGGGCGACATGCGCCTGTCCAAGCCCGGCATCAAGGTTGTGCCTGTAGACAATCAGGGCGATCAGGAGACCGCTGAAGTTCTCGCCGGCATGGTGCGCTATATCGAAACGCGCTCGTCGGCTCGCATCGCTTATACGAAAGCCGCGGACTCTCAGGTCGCGTGCGGAATAGGTCACTGGCGCGTCACGACGGAATACGCCGACGCGACGACGTTCAACCAGGAGATCAGGATTGTCGCCGTCGATGATGGTGTCGCGACGGTCTGGGACCCGGATGCCATTCTTCCCACCCGTGAAGACGCGCAGTTCTGCTTTGAGCCGGTCGATATATCCGAGACGCGGTTTAAAGAGCTTTATCCCGACGCGAGTCCTTCGGATTACGGCTCGATCTGGCATGGCTGGGCGGAAGGCGAAATGGTTCGCATTGCCCGCTATTGGTACAAGAAGCCCGAGAAGCGGCTTGTTGCATTGTTTCAGGACGGCTCCGTCGTCGATCTGACGGACAAGCCGGAAGAGGCGCAGAAGGCCAAGAATGACCCGACTGTTCGCATCGAATCCCGTGACAGCCATTGCATCTATCACGCGCTGATCTGCGCCGGACATGTTCTGGAGAAGCCGAAGAAGTGGCCTGGCCGTTACATCCCGGTGATCCCGGTTATCGGTGTTGAGACCTATATCGGCTCGGAAACCTACCGCCGCGGTCTTGTGCGGCACATGAAGGACACGCAGCGGCTTTATAACTACGCCCTGTCGGCACAGGCTGAAATAACAGCGCTTCAGCCCAAATCGCCTTTCGTCGCGACGGAAGAGAACGTCGAAGATTATCTCCCCGAATGGGAAGCGGCGAACAGCCAGAACAAGGCGGTCCTGCTCTACAAGCCTGACCAGAAGAATGGCGGCGTGCCCCCGCAGCGCGTTCAGCCTCCCGTGTCCTCGCAGGGTATTGCCGAGCTGATCGATCGGGCAAAGCAGGACCTGAAGGAAGTCACGGGCATCTTTGATGCTGGCCTCGGCAATCAGTCGAATGAAACTTCTGGCAAGGCCATCGCTGCCCGCCAGAGAGAAGCCGACGTCGGCACGTTCGTCTACATGGACAACTGGTCGCTTTCGATCGAGTACACCGGTCGAATCCTGATCGATCTGATCCCGCATATTTACGACACCCAGCGCGCCATCCGCATCGTCGGTGAAGACGGCAAGATGGAGCGTGTTGACATCAACCAGACCGTCCAGGCGCCGATGTTCGAAGATGAACAGCCTGTCATCAAGAACGACGTCACGGTTGGTTCCTACGACGTCGTGCTGGAAACCGGCCCGGCCTATTCAACTCGCCGCGAGGAAGCGAAAGAGGGGATGATCGAGTTCCTCCGCTCGCAGCCTGATGTCGGGCCGATCATCGCGGACCTTGTGGCGAAGTCTCAGGACTGGCCCTTGGCTGACGAGATTGCCGAGCGTCTTGAGATGATGCTGCCGGCGCCCATTCGTCAGATGCTGGACGAGAAGAAAAAGCCAGAGGACCGCAAGCCGCCTCAGCCTCCGCCGAGCGAAGAAGAACAACTGGCGATGCGGCTTGAGCTTGAGGACAAGGCCGCGGATGTCGGGAAGAAGAAAGCCGACGCCCAGGACAAGACTGCAAGCGCGGAAACGAAGGCGTTCGACCTCCAGCTAAAGCAGATGCAGGTGGCCGGCGCGATGGCCTATCCGCAAGCCATCAACCCTGTACCGCAGGAAGACCCGCGCCAGGAGCAGATGATGCAGGCCATTCAGATGATCGCGGAAGCGGTCGCGCAGAACAGCCAGCAAATGGCCCAGATCTCTCAGGCATTGGGCCTCAATCAGCCCGCCTGACAACAGCTTCGTGCAGGCGCCGCATAAGGCGAGCGCCACACGCTGAACCGCCGTCCTCCTGGGCGGCTTTTTCATAGGTACTAACATGACAGATGAGGCCGAAGTCGCAGCCGCGGCGCCGGAACAATCCAGCGCGCCCGAAACAGTGACGGACGAGGCGGTCAAATCCGCTGAAGTCAAGGATGCCAAAGCCGGGCAGGACGACGAGGGCAACAAGCCTGAAATCGCGGACGACAAAGACGCAGAACCCGCCAGCGCAGAGACAGAGGAGGACGGGGACACCGACAAACCGAAGAAACGCACACGGACCTCTCAGTTGAGAGACAAGATCCGTGAGCAGGCCATGGAGATCGAAAAGCTGCGCCGCATTGAAGCCGAGCGCCAGTCCGATCAATCCATGCAGCCGCCTAAAGAGGCGGATTTCAACGGTGATTACGAGGCCTACAATCGCGCCCTAATCGCGCATGAAACGGCGAAGCTGCTGAAGAATGATCAGAGCAAGGCCACTCATCGCGACATCGAGGAACGTCAGGCGGAAATCCGCAGGGCGCGTCTCGCTGACCACATGGAGCGTGTGGCCGAGTACAAAAAAGCGGTCCCCGACTATGACAAGGTGATCGAAGCCGGCCTCAACATCCAGGCCCGGCCTGAAAATCTCGATCTCCTTATGGAAAGCGATAAGTCGGAACTGATCGCCTACCATCTTGCCGAGAAACCGGAGCGTGCGCGCGAGTTTGCCCGCATGACCCCGACCGAAGCTGCGAAGCACATCGGCAAGCTCGAAGTCCAACTGTCTCGTCCCAAGCCAAAAACGACAACCGAGGCCCCATCGCCTGTTCCGCCCTTGAAGGGCGGCGCTGTACCGACGCCTGACCCGGCCAAAATGGATATGGCCGAGTACATCTCGTGGCGGAAAAAGCAGGACAAGGCCTCATAGCCCATAGGGGCATGAGACAATGAGCAACACGACCCTTACCGCGGACATCATCGCCAAAGAAGCGCTGATGATCCTCGACAATGAACTTGTCATGGCGAACCTGGTTCACCGTGGCTACGAGGAAGAGTTCACGAACAGCGTGAACGGATACACGGTTGGCGAAACGGTTTCGATCCGCCGCCCGGCCGACTTCACTGTCCGTGATGGCGCGACTGCCGTTGTGCAGGATGTCGTCGAAGGCAAAACCTCCTTCACCGTGGACAAGCAGAAAGGCGTTGACTTCAAGTTCTCGTCTTCGGACCTGACGCTTCAGATCAAGGAGCTGTCCGAGCGTGTCATGAAGCCTGCGATGGTTCAGCTGGCCAACCAGGTCGATCGCGATGTGTTCGCGCTCTACAAGAACGTCCCGAACCACGTCACGCTGCCCTCGGGCGGCATGGACTCGTTCGCTGACTTCGCCCTCGCGGCGGAGCGCATGGATCTCGTCGGCATCCCGCCGGACGAGCGCCGTGCGGTTCTGACGGCATCCGACAAGTGGAAGATGCTTGGCTCGCAGACGGGCCTTTACGTTCAGGACATCGCGAAGGAAGCCTACCGCAAGGGCCGCATTGGTCCGATCGGTGACATCGATGTTTATTCGAGCCTCAATGCGCCGCGTCACACGACCGGATCGCGCACCGGCACGGACGCCATCGCGGCTTCGTTCACGGGCGATACCTGGGCCGACACCAAGGACACGAACTACTCGACCATCAACATCGGTTCGATGTCGGGCGCGACTGTGACCCTTGCCGCCGGCGACACGCTGACCATCGCTGACGTCTATGACGTCAACCCGGTCACGAAAGAGACCCTCCCGCATCTCAAGATGTTCACCGTTGTCAACGCCGAAACGGCGTCGGGATCGGCCATCGCGTCGTGCGAAGTCTCTCCGGCGATCATCCCCTCGGGTGCCCAGAAGACGGTGGCTTTCGCCAGCGGCGTGACGGACATCAACACCAAGACCGTGACCTATCAGGGTGCCGCCTCCACGGCGTATGCCCAGAACCTGTTCTTCCACAAGAACGCGTTCGGTCTCGTGATGGTGCCGATGGTCAAGCCTTCGGGCGCGGTTGAAGTGGCTCGCAAGTCCTACAAGGGCCTGAGCGTCCGCGTCATCCCGTACTACGACGGCACGAACGACGTCAGCAACTGGCGTCTGGACATCCTGTACGGAACCAAAGCCATCGATCCCCGTCTCGCTGTCCGCGCTTCGCTCGCGGCCGACGTGGCGTAACCCCAGCCATAAGGAGAAATCACAATGGCGGTTAAACAGCACTCCGATGGCGGGCCGGACGGCCAGGTGTTCGGCCAGTCCTCGACCGACAAGCTCGGCTTCTACGGCCTCGCTACTCCGATCGTTCGCCCGTCCGCGGGCACGGCGATCACGACTGGCGCGACCGAGACGGCCACGATTGCGCTGGTGAAGCAGCTTCGCGCATCGCTCGTTGCCCTTGGCCTCATCGGCTGATGGCATTTCAACACTATGTGAGGGGCCGGGAAACTGGCCCCTCAGACCTGTTCATCGCAACGACTTCCGGCTCGACGCCCAAGCCCAATTACGTTGAGTCGGTTGTCCGCACGATCCGTGAGCTGGCCCGCAATGGGATAGAGGCCGAATGGCTTCTGCATCAGGGCGATCCGCATGTCGATGACGGGCGCAATGCCTGTGTCGCGAAGTTCTTGGAGTCGGGCGCCCCGAAGTTCCTGTTTATCGACGATGATGTGGGGTGGGATGAACACGAGTTCCTGAAGTTCATCAAACACGACCGCGATGTGGTCGCGGCGATCTATCCGAAGAAGTGTGACGAGCCGGATTGGCCGGTGAGATTTCTTCCGGGTGAATTGCAGGCCGGCCCGGACGGGCTGCTTCAGGTCGAGAATGTCCCGACAGGGTTTCTGCTCATCAAGAGGCATGTGCTCGAAAGCATGGCTTCGGAAGCGGTTCAGTTCACCCGCAAGGATACGGGCACGACGCCTTTACTATTCGAACGAGGCGTAACCAACGGCATTCGCTGGTCGGGCGATTACTGGTGGGGCCGCAAATGGACCGAGCGTGGGGGTTCAATCTGGATAGACCCGGAGATGAACCTGACGCATGTCGGGCTGAAGACGTGGCGGGGGTGTATCGGTGATTTCCTTCGCGACAAAGCGGGGATCATCGATCCCTATCTCGACCGGACCTTCAAGCTGCTTCAGTCCGGTGTTGTTCGTCCCGAGATATGGGCGGTTCTCGCGGCGCGCTCCGGAAATGTGCCGTGGTGCGCCCCAGAAGAACTGATGGCGGCGGCCTATGAGATGGCGAAAGCCACGAAAGGCCCCGTTCTGGAAATCGGTTCTGGCCTGACGACGATCATCATGGCGATGGCCGGCGCTGAGATACATACGCTGGAACATGATCTGGCGTGGCTCAGAACGACACGCAAAAGACTGGCGCGTTACGGCCTGACCAACGTGCATCTGCATTACGCGCCGCTCCGGGAATATCCCGACGACAGCGTATGGCATGAAGTGCCTGAAGGTCTTCCTTCCGAGTTCTCGCTTCTCGTCTGTGACGGCCCGCCGCGCAATGTGGCGGATCGCAAGGCTCTGTGGCGGCTGATGGGCGAACGGATCAAAGGGGCGGACTGGATTATCGACGATGTGGACGGCGATGCGTCGTCCCACGAACAGGGCGGTCGAAAGCCCGAACTGATCGAGCGGTTTGCGATTGTGAGGCGGCCATGACCAAGACCCGCGATCAGATGATACAGCGCGCCGCGACAAAGCTGGGCCACAACCCGGCCGGCCAGACAATTGCCACGGAAGATTACGAACGCATCGACGAGAACCTCGAATCCATACTGTCGGATATTCCGAGAGCAACCTTCTATGTCGGGGACTTCGATACATACGACGACGAGAGCTTCGAGGCCCTCGCGGATTACCTGGCTGGGGGGCTGGGGGACGATTTCGCCAAGCCCGAGCAGTGGTCGATGGCAAAGAAGGCCGACGCTCTGAGGCGCCTGAAGACGATCTCGGCCGCGTCAGGAACGAGCGAGCCACTGAAGACGGATTCGATGCTGCGTTTCGGCGCTCATCGCAATTACGGCGGCACCATCCTGGATGGCTAGGATACCGTTCCCGCAAAGCTCCTATCCCGGCAAGAACCGGCAGGAGTCAGGCGGCAGGATCGTCAATGGTGTTGTCGAAGCCCTGGCCGATGGAGCGCCGAACACGTTCATCGTCAGGCGTCAGCCTGGCACGGTCGCGTTCGGGAACTCGACATATACCGGCTATCGAGGAGCCATCCTCGCGGGATCGGCGCTTTACGCAGCCTTTGAAGGCGAATTGGTCAAGTTCGACAGCGCCGGCACGAAAACGGACATGTCGAACCTGTCGGGATCTGAGCCTGTCTCGTTTGCCCGCAATAACAAGCTGCCGACGTTCGATTGCGTTTTGGTGGCAGAGAATGCGGCTTTTACGGTCGATGCATCCACTGGCGCGGCGTCTCTAGTGGACTCAGACCTTCCGTCACCGACCGATGTGTGTTTCGGGGATGGCTATTTCTTCTGGGCGATAGCGGACGGGCGCATATTCGCCTCGGGCATCAACGCCATTACCGTGGGCGCACTGGATTTCACCCGTTGTGATACCAAATCGGACCCTCTGTCGCGCGTGGTCTGGTATGGCGGGCGTCTTCTCGCGTGGGGGCCGGACAGCTGCGAAATCTTCTACAACGCGGCCAATGCGACGGGCTTTCCGTTCAATCGTGAAGAAGTGGTCAGAGGGCCGGGCCTGAAGGGCAAATGGGCTATTACTGGCCATGAGAACGGCTGGGAAAAGGGCCTGTTCTGGATCGGCTCGGATAACGCGGTTCATACGCTTGAAGGATACGCGGCAAGGCGCGTTTCAACCCCCGATATTGACCGCGACATCGAACGCGTGGCTGAAGCCGACAAGGACACGATCCGCGGCTTCTGCTTTGTCGAAGGCGGGCATTTCTATATCGGCTTTTCGTGCGCGCTGTGGACATGGATCTTCGACCTGACGACACAGAAATGGTCGGAGGGCAGAAGCTACCTGCAGACGCCGCGGAGGCTCTTGGGTTCCTCGGTAAACGCCTTCGGCAAATGGCTGATGGGCGACAGGCTGACCGGCAATCTGATCGAAGCCTCGGATCAGGCGCATGAAGATGTCGGGGAAGAACCTCTCGTGGTCGAAGTCACGTCCGGACGCTGCGCTGCCGGCTTCGGGCAGAGAATGGAAGCCCGCTTTCTGTTTGTTGATGGCGTTGGGTCCATTGCGGGCAGAGACCCTATCGAACGTGATCCGACGATTGAAATCTCGTGGTCGGATGACGGCGGGGTGCAGTTCTCCGAGCCGATCTTCAGGAAGCTCGGCCGCATCGGCAAGCGGAAGAACGAAATCTATCTCTCGGCCAATGTCCTCGGCGCCTGTACGGGCAGGGACGGGCGGGTGTTCAAGGTCAGGATGTCCGACCCGCGTGATTTCGGGCTTCTGGCCGGCGAGCTGACTGTTCTCTGATGGCAACTCTTCCGCCGGTTCCCGACAGTCAGGAAAAGGTCATTCTGCCGGGAGGATCGATCAACCCGCCTTGGTATGCGTGGTTTCTGGCGTTCGTGAACTACACACGAGCTGCGGCGGCGGCATCAACGACCGGGCTAGCGGGCAAGGCAGGCACGAGCCAGACATGGGAAGTGACGTTCACCGTCGTGAAGGTCACGACAGATCCGGTCTACGTCATATTGAAATCGGTCAAGGCGCGCACGGTCACGGCTGTTGTTACGGACTGCGATTCTGGAACATGCACACTGACGGGTCAGATTGACGGAACGCCGCTTGGCGGAACGGCTAACAGTGTCTCGACGACAGAAAGCGAACAGACGCACATCTCGGCCAATTCCATAGCTGCGGGGCAGGATCTGCGGTTTGTCGCGTCAAGTGTGTCGTCATGCCGGAATATGAGGGTCCGCGTCAGCGGCACGTTCAGCCTCGATGCATGAGATTTCATGTTTCGTCGTCGGCGGCGGTGTGACGGAGTTCACGGTTGTCGGTTCCGGCCTCGGCGTCAATGCAGCGGCCGATTTTGAGATCCCCGCCGATGCCCTGCCGGGCGACATCTTTCTGGGTTTTGACGTCAGCAGTAGTGGCGTTCCTGTTGTCAATGCCGACTTCGAAGAGATCGCCACGACGAGCAATGTGACGATTGGCATATCGAGCTATCGGATTGTCGAGGCGGGGGA